GAAGGCCACCACCCAAGCTTTATGCTGACGCGCTTGGGGCGTCCAGAACGCTCCAGGTGCTTCTCATCTTGGCTCATGGGTGGCTCCCACGAGGAAGGTCCATACTTTTGGACCGTGCCGGGCCAATAACAGGGAATAGAGCTGATATCGCTATCAGCAACCCTTAGATTATTGGATTCCAGCTTGAGTAAACACTTGAGCAAGGCACCAGTATCTCCGAGCTGATCACTCGGAGCTTTGGCCTCGACAACATAGCCCCGAACTTGAGGGCTAAAAAGGCTTGGGTGCATGCGTTCGCAATCGTAATCGCGAAGGCGTGAAACCCTGCCTAGCACAGGTGACTCTGGTGCTACTGTCGGGAAATGTTTCAACATTCCTTGAAGTAGCTTATCCAGATAACGGACAGTCGACGGATACCAACCAAGATATAGTTGGTTCCGAAGAGCGACCGTTGCAATGACACCTGTTGCGTCTGCCATTGTGTCGGGTAACACTTGCCGGACACGGACAATTGAAATGTCCTGTCCATTAAAGTATTCTCGACCACAAGACTCTCTGAACCTTCCGGTCCAGAAAGACTTGTCCAGACCAACTCGAGCTCCAAAAAGTTCGAGTGTCTGTACAATGGTATGCACATGATCTACGGGGACAATCAAATCATCTCCGTAGACACGCACCGAGCCAAGAAAGGATTTAACATCTTTCTTGGTTAGCGTCACGTTGAGCGATCTCTGGATCCCTAGGAAGATCAAGGTCGTAAAGACCAAGGCCTCCATCGGGAAACAGAGCGCTGAACCCATCGACGCGTACTTGGCCAAACGAATGATTCCGTGGCCAGGCACTTCAGCCCGTCTAGAACGTGTGGCATCGAGGGCCTCTTCCAAATGAGGCCATCGTTCAACCATCCGTTTAACGAGCTGATTGGAAACACGATCGGAAGCATCGCTCAGATCTAGCGTTGCGGTCCGGCCATCGGCCGAGCCTTGGCAAGCAAGTTCCTGGTTAGGAACTTGATCGTCAAAACCGATTAGTCCACGAAGGAGTTCATCCCTATCGTGGGCAGAAAGGAAACTTCGCAGCAGAGCCTGTTGCATGTATTGCATACATGCAGGCTCAACTGCGATTATCCTAGGTGTTTTCAACGTCTTAGGAACTGAAATGACCTTCACAGGCATCTCAGAACCAGGTTCGAGGACGTCTACCTCATTCAGTTCATCAGTAAAATGATGATTAGGAATGAGATACCTATCTAGAGGAAAAACTCTATTTAGGCGTCTGGTCCAAGTCCGCTGATTATACTTTCCATTACTGGAAAGCTTGTCAGCGGTAACACCTGGGCCATGTTTGGGGAGAAGTTGTCCATAATAGACATCTCTGTCCATCTGGGTAAACAATTCCCGGAACAACAAATCAGACATAGATTTGAACTCAATGAGATCTCTCTCACTGAGCTCAGAGTCTGACTGACGTACGTCCTGCTCACACTCGACATAATTCAGCATAGCTTTCCTCACCCTTGCATCACTGCAAGGGAGAGAAATCTTGCCAAACGCCAACGTAAGTTGACGAATAGCATGAATGGAAGTTATGCATGGATCGTCGAGCAACGCGCCGCTTTTCCGGTCGAACACACGGTTGAAGAAACCTCCTAGAAATAGGGGGAGACTTCCCCTTCCTGTTTTAAAGGAAGGGTGGATACCGGCTTGGCCTTGGTCCATCCACTTTTGGGTGGCTTTTCCAAGATCAGGCAGGACTATTGTCAAAAACGATAGTCCCTCATGTTCGATCCGCCTTCTGACGGTATTAATGTCAGAAGTGGCGCTAGTGCAGCATAAGATGGCCGAATCTTCGGCCATCTTGGACCAGAGTGACATCAGGCTTTTCAAAGACCCTCCTAATAGAGGTAATCTTTCCTTAGCCAATGTCATATCACTATTCTTCCCGGAGTACCCCACGAATGGGGTACTCCAAGACTCACCCGAGTCTTATTGAAGGGAAGAATCACCACAAGGAGAAAAATGCCATCATGGCACTTTCCAGTTGAGGA